CTCAGTTGACCGCAGTCGCTGCCAACACTGCACTGCCTGCCAACACCACCATTGCTGCGACGCAAGTAACTGGGTCGTTCACATCTGCCCAGTTATCTAACGCTGCTAACACTTGGTACCCAACGCCAGTCACCTCTGGCACGCTTACCAACTCGTCTGTTTCGTACATTTCGCAGACTGGCGTCACTGGCTTTACCACCTACTTGATTACCTTTAACGCCAGCGTGGCTATGGGTTCAACTGCTAAGGGTGTCGTGGCTTCAATTGGTATTAACGGAACCGCAACCTCAACAGCCATGACTCAGACAATTCAGGCATCGTCATCGTCCATATTGACAAGCACCTTTATCTACACAACCACCGCTAGTGCCACCCCCACCATCAACGGCATGCTCTATGTCGGTTCAGGTGGTAGCGCAACCCTCAACGCCGCAACCCTTTCAATTGTCGGCCTCGCTTAAGGAATAACATGACCACACCTGCACAAGACTTAGTAAACTGGGCTCACTGGTTTGTGAACCACGACAAGTCAGCCCAAGAGGTATACACCGAGGGCGCAAAGCGTATGGACGAGATTGGTCGCTGGCCTCTCGTATTCCCCATTAACTCTGACTGCTCTGGTTTCGTGACCTTGTTGGCGTGGCTCGCTGGTATCGGCGACCCCAACCACTGTGGGTTTAACCACACGGGCTACACCGGAACTTTGCTTGCTAACAACCGCCACGTCACCATTGACCAAGTCCAGCCCGGCGACCTTGTCGTTTACGGTGGCGGAGTTGGCGAGCACACTGCCATTGTCATCGAGGTTCACGGTCACGACATTATGACCGTCTCTTACGGAGACAACAACGGCGCTATCTACTGCTGGGTCAATGCCCCTCAGTTGGTTCCTGACAAGGGCGTGCCAGTCGATGGTCGCACCCCGCAGACTTTCTTGCGCCTTAACCAAGCCCGGGTTCGTCCCGCCAAACCAGTACCGGCTACATAATGTTTGCCAGCATCGGGGACGTAGCAAACTGGGCAAACGTAATCTCAGTTTTTATCTACCCCGTACTCTTCTTTGTAGGTCGTATTGTCTGGAAACATTTTAAGGCGGAGATGTCACCAAACCACGGGTCAAGCATGAGAGATGCCATTGACCGCATTGAAGCAGCAGTGCACGCCATTGCTGCAGCAGAAAAGAAAAACGCAAAAGCCATCAAGCGAGTTCGTAAGGACCTTGAAAAGCACCTTACCGAACTGGAATACGTTGAGCAAGTATAAGAATCACATTACTGGGGACCACCTAAAGTTCTCTGAATACATGAGCTGGAAGGCTCAGGGTATTTTCCGTAGTTGGTGGTTCGTTGTTATCTTCACCACTATTACTTTCACTTGGCTTGCTGTGCCAGTGTGGTTCCACGACCCTGCTCGTCTGTGGCTTAACTACTACTTGTCATACATCGCCGTTTTGGTCGAGTCCATTATTGGTATTGGCGTAGCCAGCCAGTCAATGCGTGACGCCGTCATTCTTCGTGAGATTAAAAAGATTGGCGCACACGACAGCGAACACTCAGTCCTCGATTACAAAATCGACGTTGAGGCACTATCCCTCATCAAAGAGATACACACGATGCTTAAGGAGAAGGATGCAAACAGGTGACTTGGTTTTTTGTCACACCACAGGACTTATCGGACGAGCCATCCGAGTCGCTCAATACTTCGACGGCGACGGCAAGTTCTCAAAGTGGAACCATGTGGCAATTTTGGACCGTCAGGACAGCGACGGTAAGTGGTTCGTAATACAAGCCGAGCCCAAGGGTGTCACTGACGACAAGTACTTGGACGACGTTGCCCCCGGTGGGAACTACGAAATCGTCCCCCTACCACAAGGGTGTGACAGGTCAAAGTTCCTAGAGTTTGCCCGCTTTCAGGTTGGGTTTTCTTACGGTTTCATTACGATTTTCTCATGTGCCATCGACATCCTGCTCCCCAATAGCATCTGCCTTCGCAAGGCAAACTCTTGGATTTGCAGCGGTTTAGCGGCTGGTTCCCTATGGTTTGCTGGCTTTGAACCGGCTAAATCATGGCCCGATTTATACACCCGAACCCCTGCACAAATTGCTCGAATTTGTAGAGCCCTGTAGATATTTGTGCTAGTATCTTGTTGGCGGACAGCCAAGGAGATAGCATGCGGAAACCTCAAGTCCATGTAGTAATTCCTGACACTCAGGCGAAGTCTGGTGTCCCGACCGACCACCTCCGGTGGATTGGGCAATACATCGTCGATGAATTCCACGACGAACCCATCAAGATTATTCACCTAGGTGACCACGCCGACATGCCAAGTTTGAGCATGTACGACAAGGGCAAGAAAGCAATGGAAGGACGACGTTATGTGCAAGACATCGAAGCCGCAAATGCCGCATGGGGAGTTCTTAATGAAGCACTACTCAAGTTTAATAACAACCGGAGACGAACGAAACATAAGCCATGGACTCCGGAACGGTACATCCTACTCGGGAACCACGAGGACAGAATTAACCGAGCTGTCTCGATGGATGCACAACTTGAGTTCGTACTCTCTACGGACCAACTCGACTACGCACGAACCGGCTGGAAAGTTATTCCGTTTTTGGAAGTCTTGTGGCTCGATGGCGTGGCGTATTCGCATTACTTTTACAACCCTATGTCAGGGAAACCGCTAGGTGGCAACGTCGAGGCGCGCCTTAAGTCGATTGGTCACTCGTTTACGATGGGTCACCAGCAGACGCTCGGCTACGGGCTCCGCTTTGTTGCGGGAAAGTCGCAGCACGGCCTTGTTGCTGGCGCATGTTATCTACACGACGAAGACTACAAAGGCCCGCAAGGAAACGCACACTGGCGAGGAATAGTAGTTTGCCACGAAGTGGCTGACGGTTCCTACGACCCGATGTTTGTTTCTCTAAATTATCTATGCCTCCGCTATGAGGGTATGGAACTATCTAAGTTCATGGCAAAAAAATATCCTGCATTGATTTGACAGAGTGACAACCACTCGCTAATATAGATGCAACTCTACGAAAGGAGTTGTGATGAATTACCTAACTACACCAATTATTACAGGGGTATTAGCACAGGAACTTCACGAGAAGTCTGCGGAGGGGAAACCCACCGCTCGTGGAACGATGTTGCGATACTCATCAGCATTTTCATGTGCTCGCCAACAGGGCTATGCGGCTCTAGGCGCAGACCAAACTGAGCCAATGGACGAGGCTGGTGCTTGGGTCACCGGACTTGGCACCATTGTCCACGAAGCGGCTCAAGACGCCATCAGTCGTCGTTTTCCATCAGCACAGTTTGAGGTGTCCTCGCAGAACGGAGAAGTCTCCGGCTCCTGTGATGCTCTTATCAGCGTTGATGACCTCGGCTCACACTACGGTGGCACCCACGTCCTATGGGAGCTCAAGACAATGGGCACCTATTCATTCGACATGCAGGTGGGCTGGAACCGCATGCGTGGCGCATTCAAGGACAACGGTCCGCAGGGTCCGGCTGTTAAGGCTGTGGCTCAGGCTGGCATGAACGCACTCGGAATTATGCGTGAGAACCCCGACATTGACATTCAGACAATTGTTATGGGCTCGCTCTCGTTCGAGGCATTGTCCAAGCAAAAGGCAACCAACATGGGTGTCGAGGGTCTGAACCGCTTTGTTGCCGAGTTCGAAATCCCACGCTCAGAGTGGGAACCAATTGCACAGGTCGAGATTAACCGTATGCAGAGCATCTACAACTTGTTGTACGAGGCGCAGTTGCCTGAACGGATTGCTCTCGATGATGACGGCAACGTTATTCGTCTCAACCCCGAGACTGGTCGGGCGTGGCAGTGCGAGTATTGCCCATTCAAATCCACCTGCTCAGCAGATGGCGACGGTATTATTGATTTTGATTTCAGCGCAGGAAGGAAACACAACAATGGCTGATGACATTAAGAACACGAATGACGCATTTCCAACGGTCATTCTTAAAAAGGGCTCAAATGTATTGTGTCTCATGAGCAGAGACAGCGAAGTAAAAGATGGACAGTATGAAGTATTACTTGGTAATGACAAGGTCAATGTTGTCCTTGACATCGTCGAGACGTACGAAGAAGTGCTAGAGTTTATGAACATCATCACAATGGCATACACCATTGTGGGATATGAAACGGAGATAGAAGTATGACCAATGTTAGAAACAGCAATTTTGTGTGTAGCGTAAAGTTTACGGAGCAGGAGTTAAACGCTCTTCTCCACGCTTACCGCTCATTCGACCACCTAGCACGAGAGCACAGCGACAAAACCGTTGCCGAAATCGTCCTCGAAAATGGCGTAAGCCTTGAGGAAGCGATGAGTGCCCGAGAAAGCGCACTTCACCACCTCGGCCTTGCCGGTATGAAGGTTATGTCAGTTCTTGCC